CTCGAAGTGTTTGGTGTAGACGCTACACCCACTGAGGAAGACAAGGTGGCAGCCCGTGCGGACCTGCACACCTCCGTCGCTGCATCAACAAACACTGCCCGGCCACCGGCCAAAATCCAAGACCCCACCCCCGGGTCTGTGGCGCATCTCAAAGAAATCCTGTCCGAGTATGACCACGTGGTCGTGAAGTCAGCCGTCCAGATTCGCACGTTCGTGACCAACCGGTTGATCGAAGAGTCAACCAACCCAGACGCCAAAATCCGTATGCGGGCCCTCGAGCTCTTGGGCAAGATCGGCGACGTGGGCTTGTTCGTGGAGCGCACCGAGGTCACCGTGCAGCACAAAACCACAATTGAGTTGCAGACTTCTATTAAAGATCGCATAGCGAAACTTCTGGAAGCAAAGAAAGCCCGCGAGGCAACTCCGGAAGTGATCGACGTGGAGCCCAAGGCTGTAAGTTTGCGTGAAGCTGCGGATGATTTGTTGGACGATGCCGACCCACAGGTGAGCGATGACTGAAAAAGCCGACCACGCCTCCGTCGAACTCGAAGCCCTGTTGGGTCAGGACCTCTCGCTGCTCAGCGAAGAGGAGCTCATGGCTTTGGAAGAAGAAGTCGCGGAAGTCGAACGACGTGAAGTTGCCCGCGCAGCACGTGAGTCACTGCTGGATTTCTGCGTTCGGATGAACCCGGACTACAAGATTGGGGCGCACCACCGTAAGTTGGCCCAACTGCTAGAAGATATGGCGTTTTCGCGCAAAGATCGCGTCGCTGTGTCAGTTCCACCTCGACACGGTAAGTCATTCTTGGTTTCTGTCTATTTTCCAGCATGGTTTTTGGGCAATTTTCCTGACAAAAAGGTGCTGATGGTGTCGCACACCACCGACTTGGCGGTCGATTTTGGCCGAAAAGTACGTAATTTGGTGGACCAACCGACATATAAAGACATTTTTCCGGGTGTAAACCTAGCAGCCGACTCAAAAAGTGCTGGACGTTGGAATACGAACTTCGGTGGCGAGTATTTCGCCTGCGGTGTGGGCTCCGCGCTGGCCGGTCGCGGCGCTGACTTGCTCTTGGTGGACGACCCACACAACGAACAGGACATCATCAACGGCAATTTCGAAGTCTTTCACAAGGCTTACGAGTGGTTCACGTTCGGTGCGCGTACACGTCTGATGCCCGGTGGCCGAGTTGCTATGGTGCACACCCGTTGGCACCCCAACGACCTGATTGGGAGCATGGCCAAGGACATGGCCCGCAACGGGGAGGCCGATCAGTACGAATTTTTCGAGTTCCCAGCGATTTTCAACGAGGGCACGCCCGACGAGAAGGCGTTGTGGCCAGAGTTCTACGACCTCAAAGCCCTGCACCGCACCAAAGCGTCAATGCCCACGTACCAGTGGAACGCACAGTACCAACAAAACCCCACGTCCGAAGAAGGCGCGATCGTCAAGCGCGAGTGGTGGATGCAATGGGACCGCGATGAGCCACCACCATGCGAGTACATCATCATGACGCTGGACGCGGCGGCTGAGAAAAACAACCGCAACGACTTCACCGCCCTGCTCACGTGGGGTGTGTTCTACGACGAGAAACTTACACAAGACGCGGCGCACATCATCTTGTTGAACGCGATCAACGTCCGCGTGGAGTTCCCCGAACTCAAAGATTTGTGTATGCGTGAGTACAAAGATTGGCAACCCGATGCGTTCATCGTGGAGAAGAAGTCCAACGGTACGCCACTGTTCCAAGAGTTCCGTCGCATGGGCATCCCAGTGGCCGAGTTCACGCCCCATCGAGGCACGGGGGACAAAGTTGCACGATTAAATGCTGTCGCAGATATTTTCAGATCGGGCATGGTCTGGTATCCTGCGGGTAGGCGCTGGGCGGAAGCGGTGGTCGAGCAAGTTGCTGCGTTCCCGGCCTCTGACAATGATGACATGGTTGACTGCACCAGCATGGCCCTACAACGTTTCCGCAACGGTGGGTTCATCCGCTTGGACAGCGACTATGAAGATGAGGTCCGACCACCTCGTCGTACCGCATACTATTAAGGAACACAGATGTCTATTGACAAAGCACTCTATGGCGCACCGGTGGGTTTGGGCGAAGCCGAAGACCAACCAGCGTTGGACATTGAAATCGTCAACCCAGATATGGTGACGTTGGACGACGGTAGCGTAGAGATCACACTCGTGCCCGGCTCCGATTCGGATGATGACGTCGACTTCGACGCAAACTTGGCCGACCACCTCGAAGAAGGTGTGTTGGTTGAGCTCGGTAGCCAATTGGTCTCTGACTATGGTGACGACTTGGACAGCCGCAAGGAGTGGGAGAAGACCTACACCGAAGGCTTGAAGTTGTTGGGCCTCCAGTACGAAGAGCGTACAGAACCTTGGAACGGTGCGTGTGGCGTGTTCCACCCCATGTTGACCGAAGCCGTGGTGCGTTTCCAATCAGAAACCATCATGGAGACCTTCCCTGCATCGGGGCCTGTCAAGACACAGATCATTGGTAAGCAGACCAAAGAGAAGGAAGACGCAGCTACTCGAGTAGCGGACGACATGAACTATCAACTCACCGAGGTGATGGTCGAGTACCGCCCCGAGCACGAGAAGATGTTGTGGAACTTGCCTATCGCTGGTTCTGCGTTCAAGAAGGTGTACTTCGACCCCGCACTGGACCGCCAAGTGTCCATGTTCATTCCGGCCGAAGATGTGATCTTGCCCTACGGCACGTCAGAGTTGTCGCTTGCGCCACGTGTCACGCACCGTATGCGCAAGTCCAAGAACGAAATCATGCGTCTCATCAATGCAGGTTTCTACCGCGACATCGAGTTGGGTGAGCCAAGCAAACAGATCGACGAAATCCAAAAGGCCAAGGACAAAGAAACAGGGTTCAGCGCGACCAATGACGATCGCCACCTGTTGTTGGAGATTCAGGTTGAGCTCGACCTCGAAGGCTTTGAGCATGAGGATGAAGATGGTGAGAAGACCGGCATCGCTTTGCCGTACATCGTCACCGTGTTGAAAGACACACAGGAAATCTTGTCCATCCGCCGCAACTGGAAGAAGGAAGACCCCACACACCAGAAGCGCCAGCACATGGTGCACTACCAATACATCCCCGGCTTCGGCGCGTATGGCTTTGGTCTGGTTCACTTGATCGGCGGCGCAACAAAGAGCGCCACATCCATCACACGTCAGTTGGTGGACGCTGGCACGTTGAGCAACTTGCCCGGCGGTATGAAGACCCGTGGCTTGCGCATCAAAGGTGACGACACTCCAATCGCACCCGGCGAGTTCCGCGACGTGGACATCACATCGGGTTCGTTGCGCGACAACATCGTGCCCCTGCCATACAAAGAGCCAAGCCAGACCCTGTTGGCGTTGATGAATCAAATCGTCGACGACGCACGCCGCTTCGCTGCTGTGGCCGACATGAAGGTGAGCGACATGAGCGCGAACGCGCCCGTGGGCACAACGCTGGCCATCCTCGAGCGCATGTTGAAGGTGATGTCTGCTGTGCAGGCCCGCTTGCACTACAGCTTGAAGCAAGAATTGAAGTTGTTGGCTGGCATCATCCGCGACTACACAGACCCAAGCTATGACTACGACGCCGAAGGCCCACGTGGTGCACAAGCCAAAGAGTCCGACTACAGCATGGTGGAAGTCATCCCCGTGTCGGACCCCAACGCCGCAACCATGTCACAACGTGTGGTTCAGTACCAAGCTGTCATGCAGATGGCCGAGAAGGCTCCACAGATTTACAACCAGCCCTACCTGCATCGCCAGATGTTGGAAGTGCTCGGTGTCAAACACGCCGACAAGTTGGTGCCCGTCGAAGACGACATGAAGCCGACCGACCCCGTGACAGAGAACATGGAAGCATTGAAGGGTAAGCCCATCAAGGCGTTCATCGAGCAAGACCACGAAGCTCACATCGCTGTGCACATGGCCGCAATGCAAGACCCCAAGTTGGCCGCCATCATTGGCCAGAACCCACAGGCGCAGTCGATCATGGCCGCCATGCACGCACACTTGGCCGAGCACGCAGGCTTCGCGTACCGCCAGAAGATCGAGCAAGAGTTGGGCGTACCACTGCCACATCCAGAGAAGCCGATGGACGCCGAGACCGAGAAGGACCTCGCACCGTTGGTGGCCCAAGCTGCACAGCAGTTGTTGCAGAAGAACCAGCAAGAGGCTGCTGCACAACAAGCACAGCAACAAGCCCAAGACCCAATGGTTCAGATGGAAATGCAAAAGCTCCAACTCGAAGGTCAGAAGGTCGCCATCCAACAGAAGAAGTTGGAAGTGGAAGCCGCAGACAAAGCCGACAAGCTGGATGTCGAACGCGAACGCATCGCCGCCCAGAAGGAAATCGCTGGTATGCAAGCAGGTGTCAAAGCCGCCCACGACAAAGCATCGCTGTCCGCGAAGCAACAAACCGAGGGCCTGCGCATCGGCGCAGAGGTGGCCCGCAACCGCCTGCAAATGCAGCAACAAGCTAATCAACCACAACAACCCAAGAAAGGGGATAACGCTTGACACCTGAGCTAGAAATACTGCGGAAGAAATTCCGCGAACGCATGAACGAGGTCACCGATATGGTGGCCACGGGTAAGTGCGCCGATTTTGGTGAATACCAAAAACTTTGCGGGGTAATCGAGGGATTGGCCTACGCAGAGCGTGACTTGTACGACCTCGCAGAAACTATGGAAAAAGCACAAAATGAGTGACCTCATCTTGCCCCCCGGCATCATCACGCCGCCCACCGTTGAACCCATCTCCGCCAAGCAGGTTGAGAACATCCCAGTTGAGGAACGTGCAAAACAATTGCCCGAACCAAAAGGTTGGATGATCTTGGCTGCGGTGATCGACACCCCCGAAACCTTCGAGGGCTCGACCATCATCAAGGTGGAGAAGACTCGCCAAACCGACGAGATGACATCTCCTGTGTTGTTCGTCATGAAGGTAGGCCCAGAGGCTTACAAGGATGAGACCAAGTTCCCAAGCGGCCCACGCTGCAAGGAAGGTGACTTCATCCTGACACGTCCGTACGCAGGTACCCGTGTGAAGATTCATGGCAAAGAGTTCCGCTTGTTGAACGACGATCAAGTCGAAGCAACTGTGGAAGACCCACGCGGTATCAGCCGCGCATAAGGAGATGAACTATGTCTAAGTTCCGTGGTGACACGTTCAAATTCCCTGACGAGATGCCCGTCCGCTCCAAAGTGGGCCAAGACGACAACGAAGTCAAGGTGGAGATTGAGATCGAGGGGCAAGAACCCGAAGTCAAGGTCGAAGAGAAAAAGGTAGAGGCCCCCAAGAAGGACGCGCCCGAGATTGAAATCGTCGAAGACGAAGAAGTCAAGGCCGACCCTGCACCTCACGCCGCCGACCCCAACGAAGATGAGTTGGAAAATTATTCGGCCAACGTCAAAAAGCGCATCGACAAGCTGACACTTGCCCGCCGCGAAGAGGAGCGTGCGAAGCAAGCTGCCCTGCGTGAAAAGCAAGAGATGGAGCGCATCGCTGCTGCTGTGACCGAGGAAAACCGTCGCTTGCAGGAATACGTGCAAAACGGCGAGAAAGCCTACATGGAGAAGGTGGAAGCCTTGGCCAAGGTGGAACTCGAACGCGCCAAAGCAAAGATGGCTCAAGCCTACGATGCAGGTGATTCGTCAGCACTCGCCAATGCACAGGAGGAAATGACGCTTGCCAGCATGAAACTGCAACAAGCACAAAATTTTCGTCCAACCCCTTTACAACAGCAAAAACCTGTTGTACATTCCGCTCAAACGGTTCCCGCAGACTCGGAGCCCGACCTAGACCCCAAGACATCCGAATGGATGGAACGGAACAAATGGTTCGGCGCTGAGAAGAAAAAAGCCATGACCAGCTATGCGATGGGACTGCACCAAGAATTGGTCGACGAATACGGGCAAGACTTCGCCCGCACGGATAAATACTTCCAACTCATCGACGAGCAAATGCGTCGCATCTTCCCCAGTGAGTTCGGCATCACGCCCGAACCAGAAACTCGGGAAACATCAAAAACAAAGCCCGCAACAGTTGTTGCACCGGCTAGTCGTGTTACGGCAGCGAAGAAAATTCGCCTCACCCAAACACAAGTGGCAATCGCAAAACGGCTTGGCGTCCCACTCGAAACTTACGCAAAACATGTAGCTGCTATGGAGAAACAAAATGGCTGAAATCGACCGTAACCCACGTACCAAATCAACTCGTGACGCTGCAAAGCGATTCGGTTGGAAACCAGCAAGCGTTCTTCCAGAGCCAGACCCACGTCCCGGCATCGGGCATCGTTGGATTGCTACCTCTGTTCTGGGTGAAGCCCAACACACCAACGTGTCTAAAAAACGCCGCGAAGGTTGGGAGCCTGTACGTGCTGAGGACTATCCTGAATTGGAAGTTCCCGGTAACGCAACAGGCAACGTCGAAGTGGGAGGACTGATTCTTTGCGCTGCCCCGCTTGAGATGATTGACGCCCGTAATGAATATTACGAGCAACAAGCTCAAGCACAAACCGACTCTGTTGACCACAAGTTCACTGGGCTCTCTGACCCCCGTATGCCTGTGTTCTCTGAGAAAAAATCGGGTGTGTCTCGCGGCGCATCCTTTGGCAATGGTTCTTAACTAGGAGACCTTAAATGGCATCTACCGCTTCTCCCTACGGCCTTCGCGCCGTGAATGAGCTGGGTGGCTTACCTTACGCGGGTAGCACTCGTTCGTTCTTGATTAACCCTGCTGGCTACAGCAACAACATCTTCAATGGCAGCATTGTTTTTGTTGGTGATGATGGCTACTTGCAGCTCGTGACTGGCACTGGCGCTGACGCCACGACCAACTCTTTCCCCGGCAACGGTACCTTGACTGGTGCAGTTGGCGTGTTCGTGGGTTGCTCGTACGTGAACGCACAAGGTCAAGTGATCTACTCACAGTATTACCCTGCCAACACAACTGGCGTGGTTCAAGCTTTTGTGATCGACGACGACCGCACCGTGTTCCAAGTTCAGGCCGCTGGCACTATCAGCCAGACTGAGTTGGGCAACAACGTGTACTTGGCTAACGCTCAGTCCACATCCACTGGCTCCACCACTACCGGTAACAGCAACGTTGCTGTGAACGCTACTGCCATCACTACTACCGCTGCTTTCCGCATCGTTGGTTTCGTGAACAGCACTACTTCACAAGTTGGCGACGCTTACACCGACATCTTGGTGAAGTTCAACCCCGGCTACCACAGCTATTCCAACGCCGTTGGCCTGTAAGGAGTAAAACATGGCAATTTCACGCTCGCAGTTACTGAAAGAACTGCTCCCCGGTCTCAACGCTTTGTTCGGCATGGAATATGCCCGCTACGGCGAAGAGCACAAAGAAATCTTCGAAACAGAAGCCTCTGAGCGTTCGTTCGAAGAAGAAACCAAGTTGTCTGGCTTCGGTGCCGCTCCTGTCAAGAACGAAGGCTCTGCCATCGCTTATGACAACGCGCAAGAAGCATGGACTGCTCGTTACAACCACGAGACAATCGCCCAAGGCTTCTCCATCACCGAAGAAGCAATGGAAGACAACTTGTACGACAGCTTGAGCAATCGCTACACCAAGGCTTTGGCCCGTTCGATGGCTTACACCAAGCAAGTTAAAGCTGCTTCGATCTTGAACAACGGTTTCAGCGGTAGCTACCTCGGTGGCGACAACGTTTCCTTGTTCGGTACGAACTCTTCTAGCGCTGTCGTGAACCACCCATTGGTTAACGGCGGTACAAACAGCAACCGTCCTTCAGTTGGCGCTGACTTGAACGAGACTTCTTTGGAAGCCGCCGTGATTCAGATCGCTGGTTGGACAGACGAACGCGGTTTGTTGATCGCTGCCAAGCCACGCAAATTGGTTGTGCCTCCACAACTGATGTTCGTTGCCAAGCGTTTGCTCGACACCGAATTGCGCGTTGCTACTGCTGACAACGACATCAACGCGTTGAAGCAAATGGGCGCTATCCCAGAAGGCTACACCGTCAACCACTTCTTGACAGACACCAACGCTTGGTTCCTGTTGACAGACGTGCCAAACGGTTTGAAGCACTTCGAGCGCGTGGCCTTGGCCACAAGCATGGACGGCGACTTCGACACCGGCAACGTGCGCTACAAGGCACGTGAGCGTTACAGCTTCGGTTGGTCTGACCCTCTGGGCGTCTACGGCTCTCCCGGCGCTTAATCGCACCACTGAAAAGGTCCTTCGGGACCTTTTCTTTTTGATGAAACAGGTGTATATTCACCCCATCTCGGAACCCCCGGGGCGTATGACTGACCGAGCAGACAACATGCGGACTACGCCCTTAACTTGCATGTAAGGAATACATCATGGCACGCACTACCTTCTCCGGCCCAGTGGCCTCAGACAACGGCTTCATTGGCGACTTCACAGGTAACGTCACAGGTGACGTCACAGGTAACGTCACCGGCACTTTGACCGGTATCGTGATCGGCACCGTGCAATCTTTGTCTGGCGCTGGCGCAGTGAACATCACCACTGCCACAACCAAATTGACCACTACTGGTTCAGCTCAAGCCTTGACTTTGGCTGACGGCGCAAACGGTCAGATCAAGAACATCGTTCACGCAGTGGACGGCGGCTCTGCTGTTTTGACCCCCACAACCAAGACAGGCTTCACAACCATCACTTTCACCAACGCTGGTGATTCCGCTCAACTGCAATACTTCACAACCCAAGGTTGGATGATCGTTGCTTTGAACGGTGCTGTTGCAGCCTAATCAATCTCGGGGGCCTCGGCCCCTGACTTAAAGGAGATTGAATCATGATGCAAACCGATGTACTGATGACCCAGCCCTTGGGTTCATCGAACACATTCAAGATGCAAAACGGCAACGTGCTGGGCCCATGCCGCATCAAGGCCGTCTATGGCACCGCAGCAGCCGCTGCTGGTACCGTGGTCTTGTATGACGGTTCTAACACGTCTGGTAAGCCACTTGGCACTATCAGCACGCCCGCCGCCGCAAACCAAGGTACGTACTACTTGCTGCTCCCCGGAGAAGGCATCAAAGTATCGACTGGCGTTTACGGCGCGTTGACAAACGTTGACTCAGCGATGTTGATCTATGGCTAAGTCACCCGCTTGGCAGCGCAAGGAAGGTAAGAACCCCAACGGCGGCTTGAACGCCAAGGGGCGTGCCTCCTACAACAAAGCAAACCCCGGCAAGCCCGGCTTGAAGGCTCCACAGCCCGAAGGCGGCAAGCGCCGCGATTCGTTTTGCGCACGCATGGAAGGCATGAAAAAGAAGCTGACCAGCACCAAGACGGCCAAAGACCCCAACAGCCGCATCAACAAGTCCTTGAAAGCGTGGAACTGCTGATATGGAAATGATGTTGTGGAATGTTGTTTTATCAGCCCTGCAAGCCCTCGTATTCTGGGTCTTGAAGGAGAAGTCGGACGAGCTCAAACGTCTCGGCATCTTGCTGAACAAAACACGTGAAGAAATTGCGCGGGACTATGTGACCCGCACCGAAATTCATGCCGACATCACGCGGGTCCTCGACCGGCTTGATCGGCTGGATGAGAAGTTGGACCGATTGGTGGAGAAGCGTAATGGCTAAAGCTGGTACAACCCGCCCTGACGTTCAGCGAGTGAATGAACCAAAGACCCGTCATGGGTCAATGCAACTTTTTAAACAAGGAGGCCAAATCATGGCTACTAAATCTTCTGGTAACGGCATCACCAAAGCCAAAATGGGTTCCGTCAAAACTGCTGCTCCTAGCAAAGACGGCGTGGCCTCCAAAGGCAAAACCAAAGGCAAGCAAATCTCCATGAAGGGCGGCAAGCCTCTGGGCATGTGCTCTGGCGGTATGGCCAAAGGCAAGAAGTAATTCAAGGAGGCCATCATGGCAACCCGCAAACCAAAACGCTTCGATGAAGGTGGCATCACAGAAGGTGAGAACGCCAACATTGATGACGACGTTCGTGCCCGTGCTATGAAGTTCGTGCGTGACCGTGAGGAAAACCCCGGCATGTACGAAGCTGAACCCGAGGCCCCAAAGACCCCGGTGAAGCCAAAGGCGAAGCCCAAAGCTGCTCCCGCAGCGGAAGCCAAGCCCGCTTTGAAGTACCAATCACTACAAGACCGCGCCAAGTCGTACGAAGACGCCCGCGCCAAGTCTGGTGTTGGTATGTACGGCACGAAGAAGTCTGAGCCAAAGGAAGAGCGTAAAGCCCTGCCTTTGAAGAGCACCAAGTCTGAATCCGGCAATAAATTCATGGGCTCTACCGGCCTCAAATCCGGCGGTTCTGTGAAGGGTTGGGGTCAGGCACGCGGCGCTCGTAAAGCGAAGATGTACTGACATGATGGCCAGCCGTGGAATGGGGGCCATCTCCTCCAAGAAGCAACCTAAGAGTGTCGTCCGCAAGGACGGCACTGAACCAACCAAACTTTACAAAAAGGGCGGTTGGATTAAAGACGCCATCAAGAAGCCCGGTGCTTTGCACGAGCAACTTGGTGTGCCAAAGGGGGAGAAAATCCCTGCGAAGAAGCTGGCTAAAGCTGCGTCCGCCCCGGGTAAACTTGGGCAACGCGCACGTCTGGCCGAAACCCTTAAAGGGTTCAAGAAAGGTAAGTAATGGCAGTCACCTCCGGCACCGCAGCATTCAACCTTGACCTCACCGAATTGGTGGAAGAGGCGTTTGAACGCGCCGGTGGTGAAATGCGCTCGGGCTACGACTTGCGAACAGCACGTCGTTCCCTCAATTTGATGTTCGCCGATTGGGCGAACCGTGGCGTGAACATGTGGACGATTGAGCAGGGCACCATTGATTTGGTCCCCGGCCAGAACACATACGCCATCCCCAACGACACCGTAGACCTGTTGGAGCACGTGATTCGCACACAAGCGAACCAGCAATCCAATCAGGCTGACCTGACCATCACCCGCATTAGTGTTTCTACCTATGCGACTCTACCTAACAAGCTGCAACAGGCCCGCCCAATCCAAGTGTGGGTGCAGCGTATGGACGGTCAGAAGTCCCGCACATCCGCGTTGAATGGTGCTATCACTGCCGACACCACGACAATCGTGTTGGACGATGCTACAGGTCTGCCATCGACAGGTTTCATCGAGATCGACACCGAAGTCATCCAGTACGGATACATCACAGGTAACACCCTGTACAACTGCTTCCGTGGCCAGAACAACACCACTGCTGCAAGTCACGCGGACGCCGCGATTGTGTATTGGTCACGTCTCCCCGCTGTGACCGTGTGGCCAACCCCTGACGCATCACAGAGCTATCAGTTCGTGTACTGGCGCTTGCGCCGCACACAGGATGCTGGCGGTGGTGTGAACGTCATGGATGTACCCTTCCGCTTTGTGCCTTGCATGGCCGCAGGTTTGGCCTACTACATCGCAATGAAAGTACCCGGCGGTATGGACCGCTTGATGGTGCTCAAACAACAATATGACGAGGCTTGGGATACCGCAGCACGCGAAGACCAAGAGAAGGCCGCTGTGCGCTTCGTACCACGTCAAATGTTCATTGGTGGTACGACCTAATGGGCAATCGGTTCTCATCCGGCAAAAACGCGATCGCCGAGTGCGATCGCTGTGGCTTTCGCTTCAAGCTGAAAGACCTGCGCCGCGAGGTGGTCAAGACCAAGAACTACGAGTTGTTGGTCTGCAAGCCATGCTGGGACCCCGATCACCCACAACTGCAACTGGGTATGTACCCTGTTGATGACCCCCAAGGTGTGCGTAACCCACGCCCTGACCGCAGCTATGTGTCGTCTGGTACGACAGGCTTGCAAATCCTCAACACGAACAGCACTGACATCCTTGCCCAAGGTTTCCAAGGTGAGGGTAGCCGTGACATTCAATGGGGCTGGAATCCTGTTGGTGGGTCGAGTTTGAACGATAATGGCCTCACGCCAAACTACTTGGCTTTGACCGTTGAAATTGGTACAGTAACGATAGTCACAACGTAAGGAGCCATCATGGCAGAAAAACACGACAAGGCCGAGATGGCCGCTGACAAAAAGATGATTAAAGCCGCCATCGGCAAGCATGAGAAAAACATGCACCCCGGTAAGGCTCCCACCAAGCTCCGCGCTGGTGGTAAGACCAACATCGACATGTTGAAGATGGGTCGCAACTTGGCCAAAGTCGCCAACCAAAAGGCCACCGGCCGTAAAGGTTAATCATGGCAACATACAAACAACCTTCGAAGGTGGCTTCTCCCAAAGTGGGTGGCCCCTCCAACAAAGAACAGTTGAAGAAAACTGAGCTGTCTTCTGCGAACAACCGCAGCGCAGACTACGCAGGTACCAAGACTTCGGGTATCAAAATCCGTGGTACAGGTGCAGCAACTAAAGGCGTGATGGCACGCGGACCAATGGCCTAACATGACCTACGACGAACTCTACGCAGCGATTCAGTCTTACACGGAAAACCAATTTCCGGAGACCTACTTGGCTGATGGCACCGCTGTATCTACCAAGACGCAGATCGACACCATCATCAAGCAGGCGGAACAGCGCATCTACAACTCGGTGCAGTTCCCATCGTTGCGTAAGAACGTCACCGGTAATTTGACTCTTGGCAACAAGTACCTGTCATGCCCTAACGATTTCTTGTCCACGTACTCGCTAGCAGTGATCGACCCCGCTGGTGCGTATGAGTATCTGCTGAACAAGGATGTCAACTTCATCCGTCAGGCGTACCCAAGCCCTAACGATCAAGCCTTTCCCCAATACTACGCTTTATTTGGCCCAACGGTAAATGGCGGCGCAGTTACGAATGAGCTTTCGTTCATCTTGGGCCCAACCCCAGACGACAACTACGGCGTTGAGTTGCACTACTACTATTACCCCGAGTCGATTGTGACTGCGGGTTCTACGTGGTTGGGCGACAACTTTGACAGCGTGCTGTTGTATGGTTCGTTGGTTGAAGCGTACACCTACATGAAGGGTGAAGCTGACATCATGGCGTTCTATGATGCTAAGTACAAAGAAGCTCTTGCGTTGGCCAAACGTCTTGGTGATGGTCTGGAGCGCGGCGACGCGTACCGTGACGGCCAAACTAAATTGAAGGTCACCACATGACAATCGCACAGGGTGCAACAAACACATTCAAGACTGGGTTGCTGGACGGCAACTACAACTTGGCCGCAGGCAACTTCAAGATCGCGTTGTTCACTGGCGCGGCGTCAATTGGTCCTGAAACGACTGCGTACGCCCCCGGTATGACAGGCGAGGTCGTCGCCACGGGATACACCGAAGGTGGTGAAGTGCTCACCATCTCTCAGGTACCCACCATTGGCAACCAAACAGGGAACGCCACAGCGTATCTTTCGTTTGAAAACGTGACTTGGACCGCAGCGCTGACAACTCGTGGGGCCCTGATTTATGATGCCGACACCAACGCATCTGTTTGCGTTTTGGACTTCGGCGCGGACAAGACATCAACCACAACTTTCACGGTGCAGTTCCCTGCTGTCACCAGCACAGCGGCGATCATCCGCATTTCTTAATAGGAGCAATCATGCACAAAGAACTCTCAGGCTTCGGCGATCACGCAGTTGCCACCATGCAATCAAACGTCACCGTGCCAGAAGGCATGGGTATTGAAGGTCACTACCACGTTGAGTGCCGCGACAAAGACGGCAATTTGAAGTGGGAAGAGAAGTTCCCCAACTTGGTCGTAGCCGTTGGTAAGCAGTTGATGTTGGACACCTTGCTGAAAGGTTCCAGCTACACCGTGACCGGCCCATACCTCGGTTTGATTTCTGGCACAGGTAACACATTCGCTGCCGCCGATACCATGTCCAGCCACGGCGGTTGGACCGAGTTCACCAACTACACTGTGGGCGGTTCTGCTGTTCGCGGCACTGCCGTGTTTGGTTCCGCTTCATCGTCTGGTTTGACTCCATCAAACGTGACAACTTCCGCCGCTTCGGCTATCACGTACACCATCACAGGTGGCGGCGGTACAGTCGGCGGCTGCTTCTTGGTCACAGGTTCTGGCGCGTCTGACACGCTCAGCAACACATCCGGCACTTTGTACAGCGCGGGTGCTTTCGCAACTGCCAAAATCACAACTGCTGGTGACACAGTTAGCGTTACATACAGCACAACCGCAACATCATAAGGAGTCCTAGATGGCTCTGGTCCTCGCAGATCGCGTACAAGAGACCACAGCAACAACCGGTACCGGCACTCTCACTTTAGGTGGGGCGATCGCCGGATACCAGTCGTTTGCTGTCGTCGGCGATGGAAACACTTGTTACTACACGATTGTTAACGCTACCGACTGGGAGGTAGGTGTAGGTACGTACTCAAGCACGGGGCCAACACTGTCCCGTGACACAGTGTTGTCAAACTCACTCGGCAACACATCCCCAATCACGTTGGTAGGGGCGTCATCGGTATTTCTGACATACCCCGCTGAGAAGTCCGTCAACTTGAACGTTGATGGTGTGATGGCCGTGGGGCAACCGTTGAGCTATTCTGATACGGGCCTGTTGGCCACGTTTGTTTCAACCGAAACTGACTACAACCAAGTCGTCATTCAGAACAAGAGCAATTCACCCACAGCTTCTGCAAACCTGAACATCTCGAACAACGTTTCGACAGGCACTACAGGGTTTGCTGAGCTCGGCATTAACTCATCCACGTTCACCGGTACAAACTCGTTCGAGCTCCCCGGGGCCGCCTATTTGGCGTCTGCTTCAACTGATTTGGTGCTCGGTACGTACGGTGCGTACAACATCCACTTTGTCACAAACAGCAATGACACAGATGCGATGACCATCTACGACAACGGTGGTATCTCGCTAGGTGAGCTGGCCAACCCCGGTATCGGTAACATTGCGTGTAACAACATCAACTTGAAGTTCCAGAAAGTTGTGACGGCAGCGGGCACAACGGTGCTCACGAACGCATCTCCATACTACACGCAGTTCACTGGTACCAACACCCAAGATTTACAACTGCCAGACGCTACAACCTGTTTGGTGGGTACAACGTTTATCTTTGACAATGACTCTACTCAAGATGTCATTATCAAAGATGGCGCGGGTACAACGTTTGAATTGCTCGTCCCCGGCGGATTCCACAACTTCGTTCTCGAAGACAACAGCACTGTTGCTGGTACATGGTTACGTTACAGCCAAGTTCCATCGGCTGTTGAGTGGGGCTCTTTGTCGTTGAGCCTCGGCGCTACTGTTATTTCGGGGGGTACTTGGCAAGGTGGCACCATCCAATCTGGGTACGGCGGTACTGGCCTGACCACGTTTGTGGGGGCCAACAATGCTCTGTATTCCACAGGTGCATCCACTTTGACCGCAGGCACATTGCCTGTGGCTGCTGGTGGTACCGGTGTGACAAGCCTTGCCGCTGGGCGCATCCCTTACGGTAACGGCACATCGTACGCATCATCCACATCCTTGCAATTTTTGAGTGGGGTGTTGGTCGTCGGTGGTTCTACCCCTCTCGGCGGTGCTACGAACCCGATCACTGCGTTCAGCAGCTCGGCTGATGGATACATCCAAACCTACGTGTACAACCAAAGCACGGGCACTAGCGCGTCTTCTGATTTTGTCGCTTACACAGACAACAGCACTGACGCTCATGGCTGGGCGGACGTAGGCTTCACAAGTTCTACGTATGCTGACCCAACGTACACCGTCACAGGCCCTAACGAAGCCTACGTGCTGGGTTCCGCACTGAACAGCAGCTTCACAGGTAACTTGGTCTACGCGACCGACTACACAGGTTCCGAGAACGCGCACCAATGGTATGTCGGTGGTTTCACCCAAGCCAAAAACGCTTGGAAGATGCAGCTCACCTCGACAGGTTTGCAGTTGGCCAACGCATTGAGCACTGCGTACGGTGGCACGGGTTCGACATCGACTACCTACTGCTCGTTGACCACAAACGTGACAGGCACGCTGCCCGTCGCCAATGGCGGTACAGGCAACACCTCTGGACAAGCTGCTTCGGTGGCCAACGCGCTGTCGGCTGGTACAGGGTTGTCATTCGCTTCGGGTACCACGTTCGACGGTTCTGCCGCACGCACACTCAACTTGGCCAACACGGCTGTCGTTGCCGGTTCGTACACAACGGCCAACATCACTGTTGATGCTCAAGGCCGAATCACTGCGGCTTCTAACGGTGCGGGTGGTGTAACGTCGCTCACTGGTACAGCGAACCAAGTTACGGTGTCCGCATCAACAGGTGCAGTGACTCTTAGCCTGCCATCGACGATCAACGTCAACACCTCTGGTAATGCGGCCACCGCGACTACCGCTGCGGCTTGCTCAGGCAACGCTGCTACGGCCACTACTGCCACATACTTGTCCGCGACTCAGCAGACAAATGCTATCCTCGGTGCCACAACATCTATGCCGATGTCTACCACTGGGGGTGCTTATGGTAGCTTCACTTGCCGAGCCTCTGGTACAGGCGATGCCAACCTTGCAGGCATTACGTTCTGGAACGACGCTTACGCTATTCGCATGGGTATCCGCGCTGACGGGTATTTCGGCCTTGGCGGCTGGTCACGCGCAGCATGGTCTTGGTATTCTGACCCTAGCGGAAACATGGTTGCCGCAGGTAACGTCACGGCATATTCGGATGAGCGTAAAAAGAAAAACTGGCGCGATGTACCAGCCGATTTAATTGAACAATTGGCAGTGGTTAAGCACGGTATTTACGACCGTACGGACGAAGACATAACCCAGATCGGTGTGTCGGCCCAATCACTACAAAAGGTTATGCCTTTGGCCGTGACAACTGGGATTGATGGTTGGCTCGCGGTCAACTACGGAAGTGCCGCCCTAGTATCCGCAATCGAGCTGGCCAAACGTGTTGTCGCGCAAGATGAACGCATCGCCAAGCTCGAAGCTGCACTGGCTAAGCTGTTGGAGAAGTAATTGTTCGGCCAGTCCGCCTTTGCGCAAACACCATTCGCATCTCTTGCGAGTGGTGGGAATAGCTTCGTCCTCGCGATCTCTGAGGACTTGACATCGGCTGCTGCAACAACTGAGCAAACCAATTACGGTGTTCCTTTCACTGAGAACTCGGAGATGTCAGAGCTCAGTTCGTTTGGCGGCCTGTTCTACCTGAACCTAAGTGAAGGTTCGAGCGTCGCAGACACAAGCGCACAAACGTCTACGTTCTTGCAGGACATCACCGAAGATGTAACACCTGTCAGCGTAGAAGCAATCGCCGCACAATTTGCGGCGTCTCTCACGGACGGTACAACAACAGCGGATGCGTACGCTACCTACTTTGCCTTGTTGGAAAGCCTGACAGAAGCGACTGTGACGATGCTGGATGCAAACACCCAAGACTGGGCTTTCCTGCAAACGATCGCGGAGAACATCCGCGCTGCGGCACCGGTGACTATCACTGCACAATTTGTAACGTCGGTAACAGAAGCCGTGACCGTGCAAGACATTGACACGATCGCCGCACAGTTCGCTACGGCGCTGACGGAGGCGTTTACTTCTGCTGACGTGGAAACCGTGATACCGCTATTCGTGGTGTCTGTGGTCGAAGCGTTTACTTCCCAAGAAACAGAAGCGATTGCTGCCCAATTTGTAACGTCAGTTGCGGAGAATCTAAACCCTGCCGATGTCCCAATCATCTTCGCGCAGTTCCGCGTAGCACTTGAAGAAAACAGCAATATCACGGACAATGCCGCTGTGTCGGGCTGGCTTAAAATCATCGACGCGCAGACGGCAAACTGGGCCACCCTAAGTGATTCACAAACCCCAACGTGGAGCCTAGTTGACAATAACCAAGGCATCACTTGGGACGACATTGGCAACAGTCAGTAAAGGCTAAAAATGAGCAGCACCTACTCTAACGACCTCCGCATCGAACTCATTGGTACAGGTGACCAAGCCGGTGTGTGGGGCGTAACAACCAACAACAACTTGGGCACGTTGCTCGAATCCGCCATCGCAGGGTACACCTCGGTGAGTGTCATTGCGTCCAGCCAAGCCTTCACGGCCAACTACGGCGCGGCGGATGAGTCACGCTTCGCCACGATTGCGCTGACAACCACAACCGGTGCAAACTTCGCGGTGTACGCGCCCCCAGCGCCAAAACTGTACGTCATCTATAACGCATCGAGCTACACGGCCACGGTCTACAACTCGACTGTTTTGGGTAATACCACAGCAGCGGGCACAGGCGTGGCTATCCCTGCTGGTAAGACGATGACCATTTGGAGCGACGGTACAAACTTCGCCCAGCAAAACACACATTTGATTTCCCCTACCCTTGCAAGCCCCACGCTGACAACCCCTGCGTTGGGTACCCCATCCTCGGGTACCCTGACCAACTGTACGGGACTGCCGGTGTCTTCTGGCATCGCGGGACTTGGCTCGGGTGTGGCAACCGCCTTGGCGGTAAACACAGGCTCCGCTGGGGCTCCTGTTTTGTTCAACGGCGCGTTGGGTACCCCTTCCTCGGGCACGCTGACCAACTGTACGTTCCCTAACTTGACCGTGAATACCACCGGCACCGCTGGCGGCCTTTCGGCTGGTAGCTGGACCGCAACCATTTCGGGCACCAAAATCTATTTCGCTTACGGCGGCGTCAACAAAATGTCGATCGACTCGTCAGGCAATTTGACTGTTACAGGCGACATCGTAGGCTACGGCACTCCATAAGGAAGTTGTATGACCCTCCCTGCATCTGGCACGATTAAATTTTCGCAGCTAGGGGCCGAGTTTGGCTCCTACAAGTATTCTGAGCTTTACCGCTTGGAAGGTGCGCCTCCGCGCAAGGTGACTCAGAACAACGTGACCGTGCCAACCTCGGGCACCATTCGCATCTCAAACTTCTACAGCACGGTCCGGCAACAGACCACAACCAACGAGACCTACACATCGTCAGGATACTTCACACCCACCGGTGGGGTGACTAGCGTGCTTGCTGCTGTTGTGGCTGGTGGTGGCGGCGGGGGCCAAAACGGTGGTGGTGGCGGTGGCGCGGGTGGTGTGGTCTATGGCTATGTAACGACTACCCCGTATGTGGCCTCGTACATCCAAGTCGGTGGCGGTGGGGCGGGCGGCCCTAGCAACAACCCCGGTTCAAACGGCTCCAACTCTTATATGACCAACTTGGCTGTCACTGCTGTCGGCGGCGGTGGCGGTGGTGGTCGTGACGGTGGCCCCGGCCAAGATGGTGGTTCAGGTGGTGGTGGCCCCGGCGGCTACAGCTTCCAAACCCCCGGTAATGCTATTAACGGCGGCCAACAAGGCTGGCGTGGTGGTTACGGCTATACAACCGGCCAAGGTGCTGGCGGTGGCGGTGGCGGTGTCGGTGGTGTCGGTGGTGATACGTCCTACGCTACAGGTGGTAACGGCGGCCCCGCTGGGTTCTACATCAACCAATCTGTTGCTGGTGGTGGCGGCGGGTGTACGGTTACTTACGGCACCCAAGGCTCCGGTGGTGGCGGTGGCGGCGGTGCTGCGACTGTCAGTGGGGCATACGGCTACGGTGGTGGCGGCGGTGGTGGTTCAGGCTATATCGGTTCTCCCGGTAACGGAGGTTCTGGCGTGGTCATCATTCAGTGGAGCGCGTACCTATGACGATGCCTTCTTCTGGCGCGATTTCGTTGCTGGATGCGTACAACAACTTCGGCTCATACTCAATGGGGTCGTTGTACCGACTGCAAGGTAGCCCCCCGCGCTTAGTCACCCAAAACAACACGAACGTCCCCACCTCGGGGGCGATCTCACTGTCGCAGTTCTACGGCGCGTCGCGTGTAGCTACGTCCCAAACAGACACATACACATCGTCGGGCTATTTCACGCCGCAAGGTGGGGTTACTTCGGTTCTCGCGTCAATTGTGGCCGGTGGTGGCGGTGGCGGCGCTAACGGTGGTGGCGGTGGCGGTGCTGGTGGTGTGGTCTACAGCTATATCGGTACGACCCCCGGTTCAGCGGTCTACATCCAAGTTGGCGGTGGCGGCACGTTCCGTGGCGGTCAGTTGCAAGGTACCAACGGCACCAACTCCTATTTCGGCGGCACAGGTTCTGTCGGCGGCGGTGGCGGTGGCGGTCGTGACGGTGGCGCGGGTATTGCCGGTGGTTCAGGCGGCGGTGGTCCGGGTGGTTACTACACGCAGGCTCCCGGTGCAGGTACGTCCGGCCAAGGTAACGCTGGTGGTTACGGCTACAGCACGGGCTCGGGTTCAGGCGCTGGCGGTGGCGGTATTGGTGGTGTTGGTTCTAACGGGTACACAACGCCCGGTAACGGCGGTGCGGGGGGTACATACCTCGGCCGTACAGTGGCCGGTGGCGGTGCGGGGCAAAAAGTTGTTGGCTATATTCTGGCCTACGGCGGCTCCGGCGGGGGTGGTAACTCAAACACGTCAGGCGCTGCTGGCTATGGTGGTGGCGGTGGTGGACAAGGCGGCAACGGTGGGTCGGGTGTTGTTCTTGTAAACTGGAGCGCCTATCTTTAACAGGAGAAAGAAATGGCACATTTTGCGCAATTAGACGAAAACAACGTCGTTTTACAAGTGATCGTGATCTCGAACCAAGAGATTCTTAACGCAGAAGGCATCGAGGAAGAAGCCTTGGGTATTGCATGGTGCCACCGTGCGTACGGTCCCGATACAAAGTGGGTGCAAACCTCATACAACGGCACAAAGCGTAAAAACTACGCAGCGCCGGGTGACACATACAACGAAGCACTTGATGCTTTCATTCGCCCTCAACCATTCCCCTCATGGACGCTAGACGAACGCGCGTGCGCTTGGTTAGCCCCAGTACCCCTACCGACAGACGGCCAGCCCTACTATTGGGATGAAGCAACCCTGTCTTGGGTACTGATTGAGGTGACTGAATGAACATCCCCTTCATCAAACCAAAGAAACACAACGTAGCCTTCTACAGCTTCGTCCCCGAGCTAGAAAAGCTGTGCCCCGTAACCCCTGCTGAGTACGAAAAACCTCCAGCATGGGTGATGCGTGCGCACGCTAAATTCAAAGACGAAACAGATTCCCCCGAGAAGTTGAAGGCGCGGTACCTAACAGTCAGCCGCTGCCCCGGCATCCGCAGTTTGATGCAGCGTGGGTTTGTGGTTAAGGCGTGGCATGACTTCACGATCACCACCAATGGTGACCAAGAAAGTATGCAGTGGAACACACCGGACCGTATGCTAGAACAGATCGTCGGCGCACCCCCTATCGTGTTGCATGAGAAGGGTAACCTCGCGGACTTTTATGGCGACTCATGGCCTGCTACGCGCCACAAGACGATCGTTAAATGCCACATGCCTTGGCGGTTCACCCTGCCAAAAGGCTACGTGTTTTTAATGCTGCCAGTTCCGTACGCAGACGACCCTCGTTTCGAAAGTGCAAGTGGTGTCTTGGACCCTGAGTATTCCAATGAGTTGAACATCCAGTTGTACTGGAACGTGCTCGAAGGCACTGAGTTCATCCGCAAGGGCACACCGCTGTGTTACCTAGTCCCCGTCCCCCGCAAGGACACGATGGGTATTGAGTACCGCAAGCCAACACCCGAAGAACGTGGTGCTGGGTACCTACGCAACATTGCTACACGATTCCTCGACATTCCGCACGAAATCAATCGTGCAATTCGCGGGAAAGAATACTAACGTGTGGACCCTATCAGCCTTCTCCTAATGGCCCAAAGCGCCGTTGCTGCAATCAGCAAGGGTTGCCAAATGCTGTCCGAGGGGAAGGCTGAAATTGACAAGTTCAAGAAGCAAGTCGAGGGTGGCGTAAAAAACGCCCAAGCGATTTACAAGGAAGTCACTGGGTTGTGGGGTTGGCTGCAAGGTTTGTTCGGGGCGCAGCCCAAGAAACAAGTCAGCGACATCAATGTCGTCGACACACCAAAAAGCACTACACCCGCCCCAAAGAAGAAAGTCAAGCGGGAGCCTGAACCCGAGATAAGTTTTGAGGAATTTCAAGCGCGGCAGGTTCATGAAATCTGCGAGAATTTGAAGGTCTACTTCGAGGCATTGCGCCAGCTCAAACAACATTGCCGTGAGTTGGAAGAAGCCTCGTTGACAACGGATAACGTTGCTGGCAGTGCGATTGACCGTATCGAGATTGAGTGGCAAATGCTGGAGCTATCCAAGCAAGTAAGCCACGTGATGATCTACGGTACGCCGGAAAAATTGGGGCTGGGCGATCTGTACAAGAAGTTCTTGCGGATGTACGACCAGATTCTCGAAGAGCAAGAGTTCGACCGGATGGTCAAACGCAAGAAAGAAATCGACGCAGCATGGCAACGCGACCTACTCAAACGGCACCGAATCGACCGGGGAATTACGGCGGTAACGGTGGTGCTGGCAATCCTGTGGATGTGGGGCACGTTGCTGTCACTCGGATGGCTCGTGAAGACACCCGGTGGTTTATTGCGGGTGTTATTGTTTTGAGCGTGATACTGTTTTTTGCACTGCCAATGTCGTTGCTAATCTACGTGGATACGGCGAAAATGCAGGCAGAAGTGCGGTACGAACTACAGCGCATGAAAAAGTTGGAATCTAAATTGAAGGAACAAAATAATGTTGCCAATCGTAGCGGGAATCGTAGCGAACCTAATCAACAACGGGATGCACAAAGTAGCGGACCAAGTTATTGAAAAAGGTGTTGATGCCGTACAGGCCAAGCTGGGTATCGAGCTAAAGCCCGAGGGCGAAGCCACGCCAGAGTACAACGCTAAGCTGCAAGAGGAAGCCAACCGCCATGCGGAGTTCATGGCCGAGCTGGATGAGAAGTCTGCTCAACGCGCCACTGACATGCAAATGGAAGCATTGAAATCCGCTGACCAATTCGTGCGTCGCTTCCTGTACTACTACGCTTGGTTCTGGGGTGTGTTCGCTTGCACTTATTTCTTCGCTGTGTCGTTCTTGGTTGTGGAGAACCGCAACCGCGACTTCGTGAACATCATCTTGGGCTTCCTGATCGGTACAACCATCCCCGCCATCATCGCGTTCTTCTACGGCCAAGCGAACAAGGCGCGTGAAGACACCATGAAGCAGATGAAAGATTTGAAGGACGGCAAATGATTCCGACCCTTGCTGACCTCCAAGCCGCCAAGATCAAGGACCCCGCCAAATGGCTCGACCCTGTAGGGGCGACCTGCGTTGAGTTCCAAATCAACACGCCGCAGCGCATCGCTGCGTTCTTGGCGCAAACCAGCCACGAGTCTGGTGGGTATACCATGCTCAAGGAAAACTTGAACTACAAAGCGGCGACGCTGGCAGCGTGCTGGCCCAACCGTTTTGCGGTACTCGGCCCTGACAAGAAACCCATCAAAGAAAACGGCAAGAACGTGCCAACCGCAGTGGCCAACAGCATAGCCGGTAAGCCAGAGCTCATCGCAAATTTGGTTTACAGCTCACGTATGGGCAACGGCCCCGCCGAGTCTGGTGAAGGCTTTTTGTACATTGGCCGAGGTATCAAACAACTCACCGGCAAGGACAATTACACCCGTTGCGGGGCAGCCCTCGGTGTTGATTTGGTGGGTAACCCTGACCTGTTGTTGGAACCCATCTACGCCGCACGCTCTGCGGGCTGGTTCTGGAAAGTAAACAACCTGTCCAAGTTCGCCGACGTGGGGGACATCAAGGGCATGACCAAGGTAATCAATGGCGGCTACATCGGCCTCGAAGCCCGACAAGCGTTGTACGATGCGTGCTATGGACAGTGCCGCGCCTAAGTAGGAAAATCCCCCAATGCCTTTACAGAAACTTCAATTCCGCCCCGGTGTAAACCGTGAAGGCACCACACTCGCCAACGAGGGCGGGTGGTTTGATTGCGACAAGGTTCGTTTCCGCTCTGGGTACCCAGAGAAGATTGGTGGGTGGGTGCAAGATACCGGCACGTGCCAAGCCACGCTCAAACCACCGACCGGTGCCTATTGGGGTGTGTGCCGTTCGATGTGGAATTGGAACTCCTTAGCGGGCGCTAATTTTTTGTCACTCGGCACCAACCTGAAATACTACATTCAAAGTGGTGTCGGCGGGCAGTTCTATGACATCACACCGATTCGCGTTACGCACACAGGTATCACAAATGTGTTCACGACAACGCTCAGCTCCCCTACAACGGTCACAGTCAACGACCCCGGCCACGGCGCACAAACAGGTGACTTCGTAACGATCTCCGGCGTTGGTGGTGCCATCAACGGTATCCCTGCGGCCTCGCTCAACGCAGAGTTCCAAATCACATATTTGAACTCGAACCAATACAACATTGTGCTGGCGTCGGGAGCGGCTACTTCTGCGGGTACCACGGGCACCGCAACACTCGCATACCAAATCACGACAGGTCTGGACATTTACACCGTAGCTACGGGTTGGGGCGCTGGTGGTTGGGGCGGTGCAGTTACCGGTACTACTACGTCAACACTGAACGGTTCAATCAATAGCTCCGCCACGTCAATCACCCTGACTTCTGCTTCCGGGTTTACATCAAGCGGCACCGTCGTGATAGACGGCGAATCCATCACCTACGCCGGAGTTTCGACCAACACACTCACTGGGTGTACACGAGGCGCAAACGGTTCGCGGGCTGCCGCACACACTTCTGGTGCTGTGGTTACGCAGGTCACATCGGCGTTCTCCGGTTGGGGGCAGGCTGCTGCATCGGGTGTTGGGCAACAACTCCGCTTATGGAGCCAAGCGAACTACGGCGAGAACTTGATATTTAATCCACGCGGCGGTGCGTTGTATTACTGGGACGTTAACGCGAACCCCAATATTTTCGACCGTGGCGTAATCATGAAGGCTGGTGACACCGTGGGCGGTGCCGTGATGGATTCCACATCACCGTCGATTGCTAACTTGGTCATGGTGTCGGACTCGTCGCGGTTCGTTATTGCGTTCGGAACAAATGACCCATCCGGCGTGTTGTTCTCCACAACCCAAGACCCCCTGCTGATTCGCTGGTCGCAGCAGGAGCAGTACAACGTTTGGACCCCAGCGGTTACAAACCAAGCGGGCGATTACCGTTTGAGCCGTGGGTCTGAGATCATCGCGGCCCAGCAAACCCGTCAAGAAATTTTGGTGTGGACGGACGCTGCCGTGTACTCTATGCAGTACCTCGGCCCGCCCTATGTTTGGGGTTTCCAAATCATGGGCGATAACATCTCGATCGCGGGCCCTAACGTGGTTTCCGTTGCGAACAACATCACCTATTGGATGGGTACTGACAAGTTCTATATGTACTCCGGTCGTGTGGAGACTTTGCCCTGCGCGTTGCGCCAATACGTGTACGACGACATCAACATGGCGCAGTCGTATCAATTCTTCTCTGGTACGAATGAAGGCTACAACGAAATCTGGTGGTTCTATTGTTCATCCAGCAGCACGGTCGTCGACAAGTATGTGGTCTACAACCACCTCGAGCGCACTTGGTACTACGGCACGATGGAGCGTACTTACTGGCTTGATAGCCCCCTACGCGATCAACCGATGGCCGCAGGGTATGCTGGGCAGTTGCTGTACCACGAGACAGGTAACGATGATGGCACCACTACTCCTGCTAGCCCTATTGACGCTTACGTGCAGTCTTCCGATTTTGATATTGGGGATGGTCATAATTTTGGCTTGGTGACACGTATCATTCCTGACGTGACGTTTGATGGTTCTGATGTGGCACAGCCCACTGTGACGTTCACTGTGCGCCCCCGTCAAAACCCCGGTGCCAACTATGGTTCAGCGGACGCCCCAACGGTAGCCAGTGTGAATAATTACGCCGGACAACGAACCTACAACGTGCAGCAATTCACACAATACGTCTACGTGCGTGTGCGCGGTCGTCAGATGGCTTTCCGCATCGGGTCTAACGACCTTGGGGTAGCTTGGCAACTCGGTGCACCGCGCCTTGATGTACGCCCAGACGGACGACGCTAATGTTTCTACGAACACCCTCAGTACCGGTACTCCCCCATGCTACGGTGGAGTACGCTCAACAATACCAAGACCAGCACAATAGTGTGCTGCGTCTGTATTTCAACCAACTTAACAACGTAGTTGGTTCTGTCACAGGCGCATTTGGTGGGCAGTATGTTGATTGCCCGAACGGGTTGTTCTTCAATACTGTGGACCAAAACTTTGCAGTCATAAACACTGGCTACCCTGTCGTGTACAACGCTACCTACTTACATAACGGGGTGGCGTTAAAGTCCGGTAGCACATCTCAAATCCAAGTTTCTGTCAGTGGGGTGTACAACTTCAACTACACGGGGCAAGTCCATAGTGACAGCGCAAGCGCGAAGACCCTGTTCTTGTGGATTCGCCGAAACGGTACCGACATTGGGTATTCAACCCGTGCAGAAACCGTAACGACGAACAACGGGTACACGGGAATCAACTTTGGGTTTGACATCGACTTGGCAGCGGGGGAGTACGTTGAGCTAGTGGCCGCCACCACAGACACCACCTTACACCTGTTCGGAGCCGCCGCGTCACCCCCGCACCCGGGAATCCCCTCGTCGGTTTTGTCAGTGAACTTCATTGCACCACTGCCAGACCCTAGACCAACCCCACCGTAAATGGTAGACTTCACCAACCCCTTTCCAGCGAGGCACCAATGAGCCTTCACAACGCCGCAAAACACTTAGCCGCGCACGGGCGTGGCTCCGATACACAACTCGTCCACATGACCCCCGATGAGGTGCAGAGCCTGCAAACCGTCGCTAAAGCGCACGGTGGCTCATTGACGATCAACCCACACACCGGTCTCGCCGAAGCAGGATTCCTTAAAAACATCCTCCCCACAGTCCTTGGCGGTGCGTTGGCCGCTACCGGTATCGGTGCTCCTATGGCCGCCCTCATGGTGGGTGGTGGTTATGGTCTGGCCAAGGGTGACTTGAAGGCTGGCTTGTTGGCTGGTTTGGGCGCATACGGTGGTGCTGGTTTGGTGGGTGGCGCAGCAGAGATGGGCGCACAGGCCGCAGGTGAGAAAGCTGGTGCCGAAGCATTGGGCACAACCCCCGAAGCTATGGCCACACAAAGCGGTTCGGAAGCTGCCTTGACGACGAACCCTGCCAGCAACCCTGCTGGCTATGATGCGTTCGGTAACACCCCAAGCCAAACAGTGGCCGGTGGGTATGACCAAGCCACTTCGGGTTCGTTCATTGACCCCGCCAAGGGCGCACAGTACAGCGATGCGTACGCGAAAGCAGCACAGCCATCGTTTGCAACTACTGGCCAAGGTCTGCAAGCCGCAGCCCAAAATCCAAGCGCGTACCTCGACAAAATCGGTGGTGGTGCTCAAGCCGCTAAGTACGGCCTCGCCGCTGCGGCCCCCGGCATTTCTGCGTCAATGCAGCCTGCACCAATCCCACAACCCGAGAAGTACGATGGCCCATTGAGCCGTTTTAAGTTCAACCCTGACACTTACAAATCGTACGACCCCACACCGCCCAATCCATACTACCAAGCGCAGTACCAAGATTACCGTGGGTTCGCTGGCGGTGGGGCGATTGAGCAAATGTCCAACGCAAACGCAGTCGGCCAAAACACTGGGTACCCCCAAGCGGACATCCAAGGTCACGCATACGCTACACCTTGGCAAACCCCCGTGTCAGAAAACATGGTGACTGATGCCGCCGATACCGGCGTGAACCGCATGACAGGTGAAATGAACTTCGCTGCGGGCGGTCACTTGGGTAGCTACTCTGATGGTGGCCGCATGTTGAAAGGGCCCGGCGATGGCATGTCTGATTCGATTCCTGCCAAGATTGGTGCTAAGCAGCCCGCGCGTCTTGCTGATGGTGAGTTTGTTGTCCCTGCTGATGTTGTATCTCATTTAGGTAATGGCTCCTCTGACGCTGGCGCTAAGCAACTCTACAAGATGATGGACCGTATCCGTGCGGCCCGCACCGGAAAAAAGAAACAAGCTCCACAAGTTAACCCATCCAAAGCAATGCCAGCATGAGCTACACCATCACGCTCGAGAAGTTCACGCAGAACTACATGGAGTTAGAACCCCTGTATCGTCAGCACTACGCTGAGATGACCGAGCGTTTGGCCAAAGAAGGTGTGGTGTACAGCCCGTACAACCCCCGCTTGGACAAGTACGGTGAAGCCTGCGAAGGTGGGTGGCTTTTGAATTTTGTGGTCCGCTGTGACGGGGTTGCAGTTGGCTACAGCAACGTGTATGTTACGAATGACATGCACAACAATGATCTGATCTGCCAAGAGGATACGGTCTTTGTACTGAAAGAACATCGCAATGGCATCGGTAAGAAGCTAGTGCAATGCGTGATAGAAGAACTGCGTTCCCGTGGGGTGAAGCGGTTGATGGTGTCGGCAATGACCGACTTACGCGTGGCGAAACTTTGGAGACGCATGGGTTTCCGAGATGTAGCTACACAAATGATTTATGAATTTTGAGGTGACCTATGTGCGGTTCTAGCTCTCCAGCAGCCCCATCCAGTACGACTACCAACACGTCGAACATCCCCGAATACGCACGTCCCTATGTGGAGACGATGCTCGGTGCTACCCAGAAGCAGTTGTTCAATACCAATGACGTAACTGACCCTGTTACCGGTAAGACCACCACCGAGATCACGGGCATGAAGCCCTACACGCCGTTCAGCACCAACATGAACGACTACTTCGCTGGGTTCAGCCCCATGCAACAACAGTCGTTCCAAGGTGCGTCCAACCTCGGCCCAACCCAACAGAACGCTGACGCGTCGAACATGGCTGGCTACGCGGGGCTCAAGGCGTTGAGCACACAGTACGACCCAATGGCCGCAACCTCTCAAAATTTTGGTACGGGTGCAGCGTCACAGTACATGAGCCCCTACGCGATGGCTGCTTTGCAGCCTACGCTCAACGAGCAGGCACGCCAATCCGCTATGCAAGGTCAGCAACAGCAAGCCGAGGCCGTTGGTCGTGGCGCGTTCGGCGGTAGCCGTGATGCCCTCATGCGTGCAGAGCGTGAACGTAACCTTGGTATGCAACAAGGCAAGACAATCACCGAAGGCATGAACACCGCGTACAACAACGCCATGCAACAGTTCAACGCCGACCAAGCCCGCGCTATGCAAGCGCAGCAAGCCAACATCGGCCAACAACAGTTCGGTGCCAACCTTGGTATGCAAGGTCTCAGCACTGGGCTCAACGCCGCCAATCAATTGGGTACGCTGGGTGCGCAGCAGTTCGGTCAACAGAAGGAAGCCATCGGCCTCCAGAACCAACTCGGCACGCAACAGCAACAGTTGGAGCAGCAGAAGATCAACCAACAGATTCAGAACTACGCCAACCAGCAGCAATGGGGTATGCAGCAGTTGTCCAACATGAACGCCATGTTGCGCGGCTTGCCGCTCCAAACTACGTCTACCCAGACGTACCAAGCTGCGCCTTCAACCGCATCACAAGTGATCGGTGCGGGTACTGCCTTGGCGGGTATCGCTGGTAAGACCGCGAAGAGCGGCGGCTCTGTGAAGAACATCAAGAAGCGCCCCGATGCTGGCTTGGCCGCAGGTGCGTTGAACAAAGTAATGAAAGGCTAATCATGCTCGGTGGTTCTACAGCAGGCAAAAGCCTCGAACAATTGCAAAAAGCCGTGATGGGGATGGACCCCACCATTCAACCATTCCAAGCCCTTGCTGCCATTCAGAAGATGGTCAAGGGCAAAGAGATGCAGGCTGCGATGCAGGCCCAACAACCCGCACCCCAAGGCTCCGTGGCCCAGCGCAAGATGATGGAAGTCGCAGCGATGCGTAACCCATACATGGCGGCTGGTCTGGGTGCTGCCCCCGTGGCTCCTCCCGTCACAACCCCTATGGGTGAAGAAGCCCCTGTCGGTATGGCGGGCGGCGGCATGGTTGCATTTAAGGCTGGCGGTTTGAACGAAGGCTACAAGTACGACTTCGAAGCCCCTTCGATGGAAGACCAGCTTTCTGCCATCCAGCAGTACAAGGAGGCCCTTGGTGCGAAGAACGCTGAGTTCCTCGACCCCATCAAGAAGAACATTGCCAGCTACGAAGAAGAAGCTGCCAAGAAGGACAAGTACGCTTTCAACGACGCGTTGATCGCCGCTGGCCTAGGCATGATGTCGGGTAAGTCCCAATACGCCATGCAGAATATCGGTGAAGGTGGCCTCAAAGGTCTGGCTGCATACCAAGACACCCAGAAGCTGGCGCAAACAGCCCGCGAAAAAGGTTTGGCAGCCCAAGCCGAGATGGCCAAGTCACGCATCGCGTTGGAAAAAGGCGACGAAACATCTGCTGTTCAGATGGCCAACCAAGCACGCCAAGACCGCAAAGACGCGGCTACGTTGTCGCTCCAAGCCCAGCACTACGCCAACGCCGACCGTGCGGCTATGGCTGCGGCCAACTCACGCGCTGGCTTGGGCGGTATGCTCACCCCATACCAATACGGTCAGTTGCGTGACAAGGCTTCGGATAACGTCAAGGCCAACAAGAGCTTCCCCATGCAGCTTATGCAGGCTCGTGCGGCAGCGAAGAAGGCTGGCCAAGAGTTTGACGAGCAGAAATTCACCGAAGGGTTGGTCGACCAAGAGTTCCAAAAAATGCTGCGTGGAATGTCTGGCGGCGCTACAATCTCGCAAAGCTCCCCCGGCAACCAAGGTGCTGGCGGAAAAGACAAGGTAATCGACTTCTCAAGTATCTAATATGGCCTACTCAATTCGCCTGCCTGATGGCACACTGGTTCAGAACATTCCTGACGAACTAGACCCGAAGGCGGCGAAGGCCAAGATTCTTGCCGCACGCCCCGAGCTAGGTAAGACTGAGCGCACATGGGGTGAAGCTGGCTCTGACTTAGGGGCCAGTGCCGTTTCTGGTTTGGGCTCACTTGTGCAGCTCCCCGGCCAACTGTATGGGTTGGCAACGGGCAACTTCTCAGACACCGGCATGTTGGGTCTGGGCAAGGACATCAAAGAATGGGCCAAGGAGCACGAATCCGAAGGGCTCAAAGCACGCGAGGCGCAGCGTGACATCAAGGTGGCAGAAGCCGAGAAGAAAGGCCAACTGTCTGCCTTTGGCACATCCATCAAGGAAACAGTTAAAGACCCAGCGTTGCTCGGGTCGTTCATTGCCGAACAACTCCCACAGATCATCCCTGCTTTGCTGACAGGTGGTGGTACAACTGCACTTACGGCCGCAGGGCTCACAGCCAAGGAAGCCGCCGCATTGGTGGCATCCGGCACTGCCAAAGAAGCTGCACAGATCGCTGCCAAAAAAGCTGGCCAAGAAGCTGCCGTCAAGCTCGGCACCAAAGCCGCTATCGGTACAGGCGCAGTCCAGCAAGGTGCTGACGTAGGCGCACAAGCCTACGAAGACATCTACAAAAAGCTCATCTCTCAAGGGGCATCCCCAGAGCAGGCTGCTGGCGAAGCGTTGAGCTTGGCCCGTGCCGCAGGTGCAAGCGGCGCAATCATCTCCCTGTTGGCTCAACGCCTGCCCGGTGCACAAACTCTCGAACGTGCGCTGGCTGGTGGCAAGGGCGCTAAAGGTGCTATGGCGGGCCTAACCCAAGGTGTACTTGGTGAAGGCGTAAGTGAGATGGCCGAAGAAACCGGCGGGCAGTTCAGCCAAAACTTGGCCATGCGCGATGTGGACCCCACACAGTCGCTCACCCAAGGTCTCGGCGCTACCGCAGGTCAAGCCTTCATTGGCGGTGCTGGTATGGGTGGCGGTGCTGGTGCGATCTCGGGCTACCGTGGTGAAGCCCCCAAGGTGGTACCCACAAACGTTCCGTCGCAACCAACAGACGCAGAAGCCGCCGCACAGGCAGCACGCTTGAAACGTGCCCAAGAGCAAATGACCACCGAGCAAGGCCGTACGGCACGTGCTGGTGAAAAGCTGCTGGCCGAAGAAGACGCAGCGGCAGCAAAAGCCGCCAAGGCGGAATCCAAATCAGTCGCAGAAGAAATCGCCGCGCAAGAAGCAGCGTACCGCGCCAAGCGTGAAGGAGAACTCCGCGCAGCGTTCCCCGCTGACTACAGCGACATCATGGCTGGTGCCGATGCCTATGCCAACTTGGCCAAGGAAAAGGCGGCTCTTGAGAAAGAGCGCAAGACCCCTGAGATCAAGGCCCGCATCGAGCAGCTCTCGGCCCGTATGGCTGAGATTCAAATGGCTGACACCCGTGTGGCTGATGAGATTGCACGCACGCAAGCACAGCAAGAGAAGATCGCCAAAAAGGCTGGCTTCCCCGCACAGAAGTCCGCCAAGGCAATGGAAGCCGCCCCCGCGCAAGTTGAAATGCGCGAGGCAATGTTGGCCCCCAACGAGACGCTCCCACCTCAAACAGACCTATTCGGCAAGCCACTCGAGCAAGCTCCAGACCAAGCAGAACCCACAACGGGTGATTTGCTGGACGGCGTGCCAATGACAACTGAGAACCTGCAAGACGCAGGGCTTGGCCCAACCCGCGCTGAGATGAAGGCGGCTGGTCAGATGGATTTGTTTGGGCGCAAGCGCAAAGCTGCGGCCCCCACGGCACCAACCGAAACCGACCGTGGTTTGGGAGAAGCCGTCACAACAGAAGAGCAACCAGTTACTGAACCTGTAAAGGTTGAGAAGGCTGCTCCCCCCACACCTGAGACGGTGCCCACCGTGGTATCGCCTGACGTGCTTGGGGCTTTGGGTATTGGCCGCACGGCCATCATCCGCCGTGCCGAGCATGGCATCATGGGTAAGGACATTGCTGACCCCGCACAAGCTGCGGAAGTGAAGTCCATTCTTGAAGCGTACAAAGAAGGCCGCAGCGCCCCAATCCAAGAGAAGATCAATGCCTACCTCGCACGACCAGAGTTTCAAGCCGCGCCTACCGCGCCGACTTCAACAGGAGCAACAAGTGCTGGACCAACTAAGCAAGGCCGACGTGGAACTCGCGTTCAGCCATCTGTGCAAACCGATACAGGAAGCACCACCACAGGAACTCCAACATCTGAACGAGCTGGAGTGGTTCCTACTGAGCAGGATGCTGGACAAGCTGCTGCTGGAAAAGGAAAGCGCAAGGCTCCAGTAAACATGTTCGACCAATTGGTGCAGAAGGAAAAAACACCTGACGCACCAGAAGTAAAGGCAGAAGCCAAGGTCATCAAGCCTATCCCCGAAAAGGTGGAGACGCCCAAGTTCGACCCTTGGAATCCGAAGAGCTACTCTGGACTGGCCCAGCAGATTGAAAAAGAAACCAAGCAGTCGAAGAAAAACCCATTTGGGTATGACGCAAAGTTGGACGAAGCGGAGTCCCGTGGCGTGGAAGCCACGACCAACGTGCAAGCTGCGCTCCAAGAGAAGGCCAAAGCGGGTGACGTGCGTGGTGCGTTGCAGGCTATCCTTGACGCGCCCGAAGGCGTGTACAACGAGCTCGATAAGTTGGTGGCCAAGCGCCTGCTGGCTGCTGGTTCACTTCCCACATTGGAAGTGGCACAGCCTACCGAGGGCAGCCCAGACGGTACATACGATGCGGTCAAAGACCACGTGACTTTGTACGAGGGTTCTGTTGGTAGTCACACCTTGCTACATGAGTTGGTCCACGGTTTTGTGCATCGCATGATTGGATTGCATGAGGGTGGTATCTCTCGCAACATGCACGTGGCCAACCTGCGTCAGTTGTACGACTTCGTGGCGCAGCAGCGTCCTGACTTGGTTAAAGCCTATGGCATGACAAACCTCAGTGAGTTTGCGTCCGAGGCCATGTCCAACAAGGACTTCCAAAAGGAACTGCAAAAGCTGACGTACCGCCGTGAAAACGCCTTCACCGCGTTTGCTAAATCCGTGCTGCGTATCTTGGGCATCTCGACCACCGACCAGAACACCGCGTTGGGCTCCGCGCTCATCTCGGTTGAAGCCATCATGGGCGAAGGCCGCCGCTTACAAGAAGCAGCCAAGGGCACCGCAGTTGAAGGCTCATTGCCCGGCTTGGCTAACGTCGAAAAGGATTGGGGCATCAACACCACACAGGCGGCCAGCATGATTCAACACGCTGTCGGCACCCACGTAGCGCAGCCTGTCGGCAAGCTGCTCAACAATGCGTTGAGTGGTGTGAGTGCAGCCCAACACCAAGGCGGCATGATCGAATGGTTCCGCCACAAGACGACCGACAAGTACGCCACCATCCAAGGCAAGCTGTCCCAGATGTTCTCCCAAGGCGTGCGCGATTCGTTCGGCAACTTGAACCCCCTAACCCTCATCCACCAAGCGGATGACCATGCCAAGATGACGATGGACTTCTTGCGTGAGGGTGGTATCAAGTTCAACAAAGATGGTTTGGCGGAAGTCTTCAAGACCGACGCATCCACCGTTGAAGCGTTGAAGATCATCGACGAGTACGCCAAAGCACAAGGCATTGAGTACGACAAGGCCAAGCAGGATATGTCAGACCTGCTGGAAGATCACCGCCTGCACTCCATGCTCGAGCACAACAAGGACTTGGAGCGTGCCGCAGTCAGCTTGGAAAACCAAGGGAAGAACAAGGCCGCTGACGACATGCGCAAGCGCAAGATTCTGTTGCACAAGGATGTTGCCGACATCATGGCCGGTGAGGCTAAGTACCAGCAGAACAAAGATGTGCAGCGTATGCAGGACATCCTCAACGCTACTCGTGCACAGGCCATCGACCTCATGGTTGAGGGTGGCCGCATCACGAAAGAGCAAGGCGAGGATTGGAAAGAGAACTCAGCCTACGTGCCGTTCGATCGCGTGACAGAAGATATGGGTGACAGCCCCATCGTTCGTGGTCGTGGTTTGGCAGTGCTGTCCCGTGACCCGAAGATCAAGGGTTCCTTGGAGCGCCCTGTTGAGAACACCATCGACGCCTACATGAAGACGCTTGGTTGGATGGTCAAGGATGCGTTGGCCAACAACGCTGCGGTCAAGACGCTGGATGCAATGGAGTTGGGCGGGTTCGCTGCGGAGGTCAAAGACCCCAAGCACGCCAAAAATAAATCCTTGGTGGTGCCACGCTTGTTCCGTGATGGCAAGCCCGTCTACTACGAAGTGCAGAACCCATACGACTTGGCAGCGTTCCAACAAGCCCCAGAGGTTATGAACGCCCTGACCCGTGGGTTGGGTGCCGCGTCCCGTATCTTGCGCGTGAGCATCACAGCAATGCCACCGTTTGCCGTCAAACAGGTGATCGAAGACGCAACCCGCGCCGCCATGTACTCTGGCGTCAAGCGTCCGATGGTTGTAGCAATGAAGACGTTGTACAACTTACCCCGTGCGTTCATCGCCGAGTCGATTGGCAAGAAGCTCCCAATGGTCAAACAGATGGAAGCCTTGGGCATCATCGGCGACTACGACTTCAACATCTACGAACCTGCGTCCGAGATCGAAAAAGAAATCGGTGCCAAGAAGCGTGGTGTTGCTGGCAACATCTTCCACACGTTAGAGCGTTTCACTAAGGCGTCTGACTTGGCCGCACGTTTGGCTGTGTATGAAGAGACGCTGAAAGAAACCAATGGTGACCAAGTGTTGGCACAGACCCGCGCCCGCGAGTTGATTAACTTCAACCGCCGTGGGGCCAGCAACACAATGCGCACGCTGTCCCGCGTGATTCCGTTCTTCAACGCCTACGCGCAAGGTATGGACGTGCTGTACCGCGCAGCATCGGGTATTGACTCCACCTCATCCATCGAACGCGCTGCGGCTCGTCGGTTGTTTGCGAGTCGTGTGGCCATAATGGCAGCGTTTGGTTTCATGTACGCAATGGCAATGGGTGACGACGAGGGTTACCAGAACGCTACGGATGATGTGCGCGACAACAACTGGCTCTTGCCCAACGGCTACAAACTGCCCGTGCCAAAAGAACTTGGGTTCATCTTCAAGACAGTCCCAGAGCGTGTCATGGAGTACGTGCGCCGTTCCGGCACCGATGAAGAGCAAACTGCAACTGATGCGGTGGCTGGCATCTTCCGTGCCGCGATGTCCGCGTACTCGTCACCCACCCCAACACCCGCGTTGATTCGCCCCTTGTTGGAAAACATGACCAACTATTCGTTCTTCCTGCAACGTGAGTTGGAACCAGCATCAATGAAGAACCGTGAACCCGGCTTCCGTTCTACATCCAGCACGTCAGAGTTGGCCAAGGCGATTGGTGAGACCACCAACATTTCGCCAATCAAGATCGACAACGCGCTCAAGGGTATCTTCGGTATGGCGGGGTCAACCACACTGCTGGCCACGGACGCATTGATTAACCCAACACGCCCTGATCGCCCGCTGTACCAGATGCCGTTCGGCAACATCTTCCTGTACGACACAGTGGGTGGCCGCGCCAAGACCGAGTTCTATGACCTGCGCGAACGCGTTGGCCAAGCAAGTGCAACATACAACGATCTCATGCAACGTGACCCAGCAAAGGCTGAGAAGTATTACGCTGACCATGCCGAGCTGATTGCGGTTGCACCAACCGTCAACGCATCGCTGGAAGACCTGTCCAACATGCGGCGTATGCGCACACTGCTTGAGCAGGGGTCGGAAGAAATGTTGGGGCTTGACGGCAAGCAGCGTCGCGAAATGATCGACGAGTTGCGCGGCTATGAGAATGAAAATCTCAAGTATGTCCGCAGCCTAGAGAAGATGCTGCGCGAAATCAAGGAATGAAAAAACCCCCTCGGTGTTACCCGAGGGGGAATCCCAACCTTGAGGAGACGCCCATGAAGAAAGCGTCTTGCGTATTCTACAGCGCCACACACCAAAAGCGAACCCCCCACAGGCCGTTCTCGATGCGAGGCTGCGATTTCAGCTTGACCCCGTTTGCACGGGACCGTGTGTGAACCGCCAGCATTAGCTTTCGCTCATCAAGGCAGGGGATAAAGAACGAGGCACCTAACACGCACGCGCCCCAATCAATATCCACCTGTACTCCCTCGACCTCAAGGGGTGCTTGGCTCGTCGCCTTCGGAAGCTTTCGCTGCGATTGCTTCATGGTCAAACACTCGGTTCATGGTGTCGTCAATCAAGATGGCGTTGACGGGTGGTGCAGACATGAGCATGCCTTTACCCATACGCTTCTTCACTGACTCCACGCGGATGCCATCGTTGCGCAGGGCATTGATGGTGTCGTGATAACTGACTTGGTTGCGGACGCACCACTCTTTGAACTTCTTCTGGCTCAAGTACAGGCACTTGGTGTCCGTCTCGTAGCGGATGAGCAGTTCGCTTTGTGGTGACATCAAAGGTGGCGTTGGCAGTCCGTTGTCTGCTGGCGCGTCCTTCACGACCAAGATGCTGCGGATGTTCGCGTTGATGAACGAACCCACTGCGGCCGTACCGTCGATAGGCGTAGCCTTGATCTCACCCTTGCCGCTGCGCAGGAAAGTGATAATCCACTTCATGATGCGCTTGGTGCCAACGTCAGCCAAACCCAAACGCTCAACGATGATGCCAGCAGTGATCGCACAGGCGGCGATGCTAGACCAGAAACGTTCGCGTTGGCCAAGGCCAGCAGCGGTGTCGATCTTCACCTGCACATCGTGCAACACCTCCAGTACCTCGTCGAGATTGGCCACGATATACTTCATGAACTCTTCGCCAGCAATACCGAAGTTGTGCTGGAGCTTGCCGAACAATGCGTCCGTGAACTCTTTGGAGAAGTGGTTGTCGCGGGTGATCTTCAATTCGATGATACGCATCAACTCGCCCTCGGGAAATTCCTTCAAGGCGTACAGCTTGTCGTACAGGCTGCTGTTAGATGACGTGATGGCAATCAAGCGCCAGATGGTGTTGTTCAAACGCTCGGCGTTGACCTGTGACTCCATGCGGTTCTTACCGCGCCCTTGCGTGATGGCGTACGCCAACTGGGACACGATCTCTTCCTTCATGTTGGTCACCTCGTCGATGGTGACGGGCAGGTTGTTCATCACACCGAAGCGGAAAATCTTGGCGTTGTAGGTGTCATCGTTTTGCAGCAGCAATTCGAATGGCTGACCCCAGATGCTGTTGATGGCCATCTGCACCGTTGACTTACCCGTGCCAGATGTGGGGCTCATCAAGTTGACGATACCGCCACGCACAGGCGTGAACTTCAAAAGCACAGCGCCGAAGCCCAGCAAGAACGCAAAGCCTTGGGCTTCCATTCCGGGGTTGCCATAGAAGTTGGCGACTGAACGCCACTCTTCCAACGCACCCTTCTTGGTCAGCAACGAGCAGGTTTGCACGATGCCGCGTGAGGGTGGGCTGTATTTGATGCCGTGTGGGGTGATCTCACGATCGCCCAAGATAAATGTGTTTTCGTCGGTCCAACCGAACTGCGTACGCACTTGTTCTGCTTGTTCCATATTTTGTAATTCCTTCACCCAACGTGATATGTAGAACATGAGTTCATCTAACCCTTTTCCAAGGGTGACAACGCCTTGCTCTGCCAACGCATCACGGAAACGATCTTTGGACAGCACCGAGGTCAGGGCAATCGAAAACTCGCGCACGCCATCTCTTGGCAGGTGCAGGCGCATCCAAAGCACTTCGCCCATCTCTGGGTCGAACATGCGCTTGACGACGTACAAGTCGTTCTCGTACACCATCTTGTCTTGGTCGTTCTCGTTCTCGGCGCGGCGGTACACACCACCAAACTTGCCACGGAAGAATGGGAATGGGTAAGACGGGATTTGGTACACGCGCTTATCATGCGTGACGGCATCTTCCATCTCAACGATGTTGTCTTCCTCAGAAGCCTCGGCGATCTCTTTGCCCAGCACGATGGGCGAACCAAACTTGCCAGTGTGTTTGCAGTCCTTGCAAATGTTTGGACGCAAAGAATTGAACACGTCACAGGTGTATGGGCCCTTGGTCAACTCAGCCTTGTGCTCAGTCTCGCCACGGTCATACGCAGGGTGCTGGTCAGAGATGGAGTGGATAGCCTCGTCACGGTCCACGCAGTGTTGTGCGATTGACAGGCCAGCACGCCACAAAGGTTCTTCGATGTTGGCTTGGTCAGCCAGTACGTGGTTGAGCTGCGCACAGCCTTCCTCTTTCAGCATGATGATCTTGCCGAAACGGTAGGTGTTGTTCTTGCCCATCAACGCTTTGCTGGTTTCATCCATGCCCGCTTGGCGCAGGTGTTCTGGAATGTCAAAGGGCAGTGCGTCCGTAGACTGGACTTCTGGTGCGCCCAATGCCTTGGCAAACTCGATGAGGTCGATCAAACCTGTGCCGCCGATGTACTCGACAGGCAGGGGGTTCTGTGGGTCTTTGAAGTTGGTGGTCTCGGGCACGCGCAGGATGCGGGCCGCATCGGTGGTACAAGCTGGGTCAGCGTGCAAGCCACGTTCCACACAAACTTCTTTCAGGCGTTTGGCTACGGGCAGCCAAGTGTCCTTGTTGATGGCTTCTGGCAGCACCCAGTAGGTGTGCACGCCACGGCCAGAGTTGATACAGATGGGTTGCGGAAGATTGAGGTCAGCACAGAATTGGCCAAGTGCTGCTATGGCGTCTTCACGGGTTGGGTACGGCTTGTTGTCTCCGCAGTCCAAGTCCAGCCAGAATGACTTTAGGGTAATTACATTTGAAGCAAGGCGGCGTGGGGGGTTGGTGTCCTCATAGGACGCCATTGAGAAATATGCGTCAGCGCCTGCGGCATGCAGGGCGTCAATCTCAACTTCAAGTGTGGGGATGTCATTGGCGAAGCGTGTGCGAACCTTACCTTCTTTAATCCCAACGGCGCAGTACAAACCGGAGTCGGCAAGCACTGATGTCAGGAAATCGTTTTTTGTCATGGTGGTTCATTCGCAAGATGGGGGGGTTTAAACGCGGTCGACGTACTTCAATACGCGTTCCAATGTGGCGGGCTGTGGGTCGTACTGGCCAGTAAACCAACCGTACACAGCAACCGTGCTAACACCAGCGATGTCAGCGATTTTGCGCACGGGGATTTTCTTCTTGATGCAGATACGACCGAGCTTCACACCGGCACGTTTGCCGTCAGCTTCCTTGTTCTTCTGAACGATTGATAGTGAATATCCGATCATGGTTTTCTTTCTAAATAGGTGACCCCCAACACGGGGTCTGGCTCCACGAATGGACGTGAAGGGGGTCTAAAAGGTGGGGGCCCGAGCACAGGTTACGGCTGCTTCTTTACCTGTGTATGCGAGTATCCAGAGGTCTGGCCGACACGGCCCCACGCAACTTACTCAGCGTCGTCAGCCCACTCGTCGAGGACTGCGGCCACGTTCTTTGTTTCCACCTTAGTCTTGGTCACCTTGGTTGGTTCCTTGACAGGTTCAGCTTGGGCAGCAGGGGCTGCGGCAGCGGCTGGTTTGTCGAAAGTGGAAGGCAGTGCGGGCTGCTTGTCGGTGCCGTCGATTTGGTTCACTGTCATGGCGACAGCGTTCAACGCATCGGCAGACTCGCCTTGGGCCTTGGCAGTGGCCATCTCTTGCACGCTCAAAGGACGAACGGCTTTGAAGGTCAGCTTCGGTGTGGCGCTGGCTGTGTCGAAACGCATCTCGGTCACAACTGCTGTCACGGGGATACCGTGGCCGCCCAAGAACTTGGCGTACTGTTGCAGTGGCATCTTGGCGTTGTCGGTGCCGAAGATAGATTGGCCGGGCAGTGCGACTTGGTACACGTCACCGTCAAGGTTGTTTTCCAAAGCCACAGCAATGCGTTGGCTGAAACGGCAAGCGCGTGAATCGCCTTGGCCAGAACCTTTGATGTTCTGTGGGCAATTCTGGCAGTTGGTGGACTGCTTGTTCTTTGCGCTGGCGTCAGGTGCAACACCGTCAGCAGATTGGCAATCGGGCGAAGCGTTCTGACCTTCGACGTAGGTACCAGCGTAGTAGCTGCGTGAAACCTTTTCGGCGGAACGAACGATCACCACATTCATGGCACGGTCGTCATTCTGTGCAACTTCTTTACCGCCAACGATCATGCGGAACACGCCGCCTTTGATCGAGATGCGCTTGCCGTTGTTGCCGCCACCCATCAACGCTTTGGTTGTCGCGTCGAGTTCGAGGTTTTGCAGGTGGGCTGGGAGGGCGTTACCGCCTTGGGAGAACAGGGTGAGTTCGGACATAGATTACTCCTTGGGTTGCAATGATGCGTGGATGTTGTTGAATTGGGTGATGATGTTGTGGACCAAGCCTTCGACTTGCTCCATTGGGAATTTGCGCACCATGCCGAGGATGGCTTGCACTTCCTGTGCCGACAACACGATGGGGTACATCGGCTGTGCGGGGGTTGGGGCGGGCGCTTGTGGGGCCTCGGGTGTTTTGACTTCTTCGGTCATTTGATGTCCTTCATGATTTCAATGTTGATGTTAAAAAATTTCGCAAGTTCACTAGCAAAGAAGCGATAGCTCTTACCAACGCGAACGTACGGGATACGCTTTGTCGGGTCTTGCTCCCGAATCAACGTATGGATGGTTGACGGGGCGACTTGCAAAAGCTTAGCCACCTGCGCCAATGTCAGTGCAGTTTCCAATTTAGCTCCTTCTCACTGTAACAGTATATCGGTTGTCAACGTTAAGTCCGGGGGGCAACAAGTCAGGATTTTCACGAAGAAAGTTTTTCATCGCCAATTGAGAAATCCTGCGCTCCATCAAATCCAACGCATCGTTGTCACGGATGAACTTGTGCATCGAACCCCAGTCGCCTGTCCAGTAGCGTGTGGACATGCTGCGTATCGCTGTACCGTGGGATGTCTTGATGCTTTCAGCACCTGTGGTCTTACAGATTTCGAGCAGGTTTGATTCAACCAACTCCATCTGCTCTTTGATCTTGTTGTCTGCTTCCTCGTATTGCGCTTTCAACTCAGCACGCTTATCGCGCATCTTGATGTAAGCTTTAACGAGCTTGTCTGCTGTTATGTCCATGTCGTTCCTTTCAAGGTTTTTTGTTTAATCATACACCACATCTTCACATTGTCAAGTACCCCCCACAGTTTCTTTATAAAGTTCCATCAAATTGAACTGGGCTTCTTCTTTACTTCCTAAAGCACGGTACAACTTTGCTTCTACTGGGGAGCCTTGCAGCTTGACCACCAGACACTTGTTGACCTGTCCAGCGCGATGTACGCGGGCATTGGCCTGTGCGTAGGTTTCATAGGACGTGATGGGTGACCACCACACCACGGTGTTGGCAGCGTGCAACGTCACGCCGTGCGATGCGGCCTGCGGCTGGATGATGAGCACCCTCGGGTCTGCCTGCTCTTGGAACTTCTTGAAGATTTCCGTACGCCGACCTGCTGGTACCCCACCGTGAATCATGTCCGCCGTGTAGCCGTCCTTGCGGAGTTCGTCATAGATCAGCTCGATGGAGTGGCGGAACGGCACGAACACCAGCACCTTGTGGCTGGATTCGTCGATCACTTCTTTCAGCACGGCCAAACGGTTGCTGGCGTCAAACGACACCACTTCACCTTCATCGGTGTACACCGCGCCACAGGAAATCTGTAAGAGTTTGTTCAGCTTGGCGGCCGCATTGACCGCCGTGATCTCTTCGCCTGCGGCGTTGACGGCCATGACCTTGCGTAACTTCTCGTAATACTTGGTCTGCTGCGGGGTCAAAGGTACGTCACGATCTGCGTACAACATGTCTGGCAAATCAAGGCACTGCTCTTTGGTGAAGCGAATGGCTGGTTGCAGTAGCTGGCTCACCGTCTGCTGGGCGTCAACCTTGGGCACCCACTTGAACTGCGTGATCTTGTGCATCACTTGGTCGCGGTACATGGTGAAGCTGCGTGGAGTGGACGATGGACTCACTAGCTTGGCCAAGCCGTAGGCATCCAAGGGCGACTGCGAAGCGGGTGTGCCCGTCAGCATCCACAGCCATGTGCTTGGGGTCAGCAAGCGGTTCAGTGTCTTCCAGCGGGTTGTGGTCGCAGTTTTGTAAGCGTTGGCCTCGTCGATCACGATCATGTCGAACCCTGCGTTGGCAATGGCGTCTTCCACCACGGCCACGCCGTCGAAGTTGATGATGACGAACTCAGCGTCCGATTCGATGACTTGCTTGCGCTTTTCCTTGCTGCCGTAGGCCACGCCCACCTTGCGGTGCATTGCTGCCTTGAAGATGTCGTTCTGCCACGCCGCCTGCATGATGGACAGGGGGCAAATAATCAGCACGCGCTTGATCTGCTTGGCGTTCATCAAGTAATCGCAGGCCCATGTGACAGACATCGTTTTACCTGTGCCGGGGTCATTGAAGCAGAACGCTCTGCGGTGCAGCGTGAGGAACGCTGCGGTTTGTTTTTGATGGGCAAAGGGCTCATAGATGCCCGGCCACTTGTACTTGGCGATGATGGGGGATGGCACGTTCTTGATCTTGAGGTTCTTCAAGACCTGTGCTTCTTCCAAACCCCAATGCACCATCACGGTACTCACGTCACCGTCTTCGATCAACGCACTTTTTGGGATGACGTTGAGCACTTTGTGCGGGTTGCGAAGCCGTAGCTTCAACGCCTTGCCTTCGATGATTTCCATGTGTTCTCCAAATGTCGAATAGACCGAAAGTGGAATCCACTCGGTCTAAGGGCTGGCACCTTACGGGTGCCATTCGGCTAGATCACCTACCGAGAAAGGGGAGGGTATAGGCTCTAGCAGGTGCGGTTAAAGGGTCGAACCGTTAGAAACTCCCCCGCTGCCCCACTCACACCTTTGGGCAGCGTATTAAAAATCACTTTTTCTTAGGCTTGTTTACCTTTACCGTGTGATCGCTGTTACGGCTGAATGATCGGTTCGCCGATGGAGTTTTCAAACGCAGGTTTGATTTCCCAGCACTGCCCCCTTTGGACAGCGGTACCTTGTGGTCAATGTCTTTACCCTTGCGGTCAATACCCTCGCGGTCATACAGATCACGGGCACGTTCTCGGGCGCGGCGGGCAGGGCCTTCACCACGCGCTAGTTGCTGCTGGTATTCTTTTTTGTATGGACGGGGTTTGTTGACGTAGGGCATAAATTACTTTCTTCCACAGTGAGCGCACTCGCTCACCCAGCAGTAATTCTTGCACAAACCGTTGGGTTTTGCATTCCAAATCCCGCTGCTGTACGCGCCTTCCAGCATGGTCACAGTGGGCATCCAGTTGCCCCAATAGCGGTGCTGCTGCTGGGCTTCGTACACGGACGGGACGAACTTGCCTTCCACCAAGAACAACAGGCCGCCTTTGACCTTTGTAATTTTCGGGAAAGTTTTGAACACGGCCAAAGCCATGAGTTCGAGTTGGCCAACGTCAGCGTAGCGGCTCTTGCCGAGCTTGTAGTCGACGACCCGCGCTTCGCCTTTTTCCTCATCCACGATGAGCAAGTCAGCCACCCCACGGAACCAGCAGTCGGGTGCGAAGAAGTCGCACGGCTCCAACTTCTCGTTCAGTGCCAGCTTGATCTCACAATGCTTGTCGCCGGGGATACGCTTCAACGCATCCAGTGGCTCTTGCATGAAGTCAAACTTGGCAGGGATGGGCGTGCCATCACGGATGTAGAACTCGGCGGCGCTGTGCGCCTCCTTGCCATACATGGCCGCTTCGCCCTCGGGCTCTTTCACGTCCTTGATTACCCGCGTGTGGTAATACTTCTTAGGGCAGGTGGTAAAAGTTTTCAGGCTTGAAAACGACCATGCAGGAATCTTAGCAGTCACCGTACGACACTCCCATACCGCTTTCGCAGTTCACTGGTAAACCTTCCGCCCAGTGTGGTGTCCATCGCATGCAGTCTTCCACAAAGGCACGGGCTTCATCTGCTTCTTCATGACGCGCAACAATACCGATAGCATCGTGAACCGTGAGGACCACTTTGTACCGTTTGGCAATTCGAAGCATTTGTTCACCGATGATACACCGTGCGATCGCTTGCGTGAAGTTTTCTACGACCTTTCCACCATAAATCTTGTTCGCGCCTTTTCGTGTTGTGTACTGGAACTGACGTTTGCCATCGTCCCCCACAACTTCTTGCAGCCCGTTGTAGAAGATGTACAGCCCGTTGGGTAGGCGGATGCCTTTGTCATCCACGGTGAGCAAGCCATCACGGCCAAGGGTCATCGTCTGCCGACGTACCATGCACCGAAGCGCATCACCCGCTTCCCGCCATAACTGAGGAATACGTGGGTAGGTTTCCCGATAGGTTGCGATGATGCGCGATGCTTCCGCAGTGTCAATCTCAGTTCCAAAAGTTTTGAGTTGGGCTTGAAACTTCGGTCCTCCCATGCCATAGCCAGCACCAAGAATGGTTGTTTTTCCCACAAAGCGCTCCGGCGCATCAACTTGAGAAACGTCTTTCGCATAGATCGCTGCTGCCATGATCTTGTAAACGTCTTCGCCATTTGCAAATGCTCCCACTAAGTCGTCTTGGTTGGATTCCCATGCCAGCGTACGCGCTTCGATCTGCGAAGAGTCAGCGTCGATGAACACGTAGCCATCGGGGGCCATGATGGCCTTCTTCAACTTGCCTGCGTTCGCGCCACGGCTTGGCAGGTTTTGCAGGTTCACCGAATCAGTACCGCCCCAGCGCCCTGTGTGGGCGGCGTAATACTTCAACGGGATTGGGAACGGCCCACGCTTTGAGATTTCGATGAACCGCTGGGTGCGGGTTTCTTCCAGCGTGGATTTAGTACCCAGACGAGCCGCGCACAATGCCTGCACACGGGTGTCGGGGTGTTCCAGCAAAGCCTTGAAGCCTTCGTCGGTCTTGGCCAGCGCCAGAGTTTCCTTGCCCGTGGTCATGCTGATCTTGATGGGCGGTTCCACGCCTAGGCTGCGGAGCATGTCGGCGAATTGGTTGTTGCTCATCAAGGTCTTGCGAACCGTGGCTTTGGTTTCCTCGTCACCCAAGATGTGCTTGACGGCCAAGTCCTTGTGCCCGATGGACTGCAATGCGCTGACCAAGTGGTTGGTCTTCTGTGCCGATGTGTCGGCCAAGTGCATCTCCAAGGCTTTGGTGTCGAGCTTCAACACGGGGTCGATGAACATGCTCAGTGTCAGGTCGATCAGCTTCAACTCGGACTTGGGGAACCCAGCTTCCATCATCTTGTTGAAGATGTGGTGGGTCAGGTTCACGTCCTTGCGGCAATACTCACCGTACGCATACAGTTCGCCCTGCGTAAAGTCTTTGCGGCGCATGCCCTTGGCAGCCGTAACCTCGGTGCCCTTCTCACCCACGCCGTAGCGTAAGGCCATGTTGGCCAGTGAGACGCTGGCATCCACACCGTGCAGAGCGCGGCCCATCGACATGGTATCTAACCAGCCCATAGGCTTGATGCCGTAGAGCCACGACATGATGGCCCCATCGAACATGGTGTTGTGCGCCAGCACCAAGGACTCACTCCAAGGCAAGGCCATCAAGGCGTTACGGATGAACCCTGCGTCCCCCGTAATCCATGTGGTTGGTTCGTTGTCGATCTTGTACGCAAAGCCGATCACCTCGAACAGCGGACTGCGGACGTATTCCTCAGTGCTGATCTTGCTCAGGCTGTACTCTTGGTCGTAGTACGTCTCGAAGTCGATTGTGATGAGCTTGGTCATTCGGTACCGCCGTTCACACGTTTGGCAACCGATTCGGCGTACTTGGCGTATTCCCAAGGGGTCATGTTCAAACGCTGGGCAATCTCAACCTGCGATCTGTTCAGCACGTACTTGGAAACCTTGGGGCTGATCTGTGCGCCTTCCATCTTCACGGTAGCAGAGCCATACGCAATGGTGTCGGAGTACGCGTCATCGAACGCTTTGCCCAGCGTACCCAATGCTTGATTTGTTATGGCGGTAGTAGTCAGTGGGCCATTCCCACGCATGATGCCGCCTGTCAACGGGTTGACGTCGTTACCTATTGCGTACTGCGTACGAGGTTCTTTGTCCGCACCTGACACGATGTTGCGCAGCATGTCTTTGTGGATGCGTGCAAGGTACAGCTTGCGGTACTTGGACATGAGGGCTTCGAGTTCCAATGGCTCCAGTGGCCAGAGCGTTTTCGCGTAGCGGTTCTCAAAGTCACCGATGGCACGGGCTTCCAACGCACGCACCAAGGTGTCCCAACGATTGCCAGCTTCGAACTCGTCAGGGTTTGTTTCCATGCGGTCGAGCACCAGCTTGGTGAAGTCACTAAATTCAGACATACAGCCCCTCCAGTTTGCTAAGTAGGTTTATCAATTCTTCTTGGTTGTGTTCGTTCACAACCATCACTGTGCCAGCGTGCTGGCGGATTTTTTCGATCTCACGATCTTGAAGCACAGTTGTGGTTCCTTTTCCAGCCTTGCACTCGATGGCAAGGAAGTGCCCATGTATGCAGCAGATGATGTCAGGAATGCCCTGACGGCCGTATCCATTGGCCGGTGGGAAGAAGTAGTAGACGTTGAATCTATCGAGTATTTTTGCGACGTCACGTTTAACCTTCGCTTCGGGGGTCAGTGCCATCGGTCACCTCTTCGTATGTCATTTCAAAAATGTCTGGCTTGCATGGGTAGTGTTCGCCTTTGACGCCCGTAATGATGTAGTCGCCGGGCGTAACAGTATGAACCCCCTCAAGCGTGTCGATCGAGCCATACCCTCCGTGACTTGATCGCACGGCGGGGTGATCGCCCATCTTGAACCACTGTGTGGCTTCGATGACCACGGGTTTCTTTCTGTATTTAGCCATTTGATTTCTCCAATGCAAGCAAGAACAACATGCAGCAGGTGGCATGCGCGAGGTGAGACAGACCCGTCTCTTTGTCGGTGA